TTTTCCAGCCTTGAATTCGTTGTAAACCTTAGAGATTTTCTTCTCTGTCTTTGTCTTCTTCATCATGGCAATTTCCTCCAAATGTTTAGGTATCCGAATTATGCAACCCTAGAGAGGTTTCTACGCAACGGCTGAGACCACTTCTGCGATGCGTTTGCACCGAATGCTCCGATAGCTGCTTCAGATGCAAATGTCAACACAAACGAATCAGCCTTGTCGGGGGACTTCAAGCCACGCTTTCTGATGTCGTCCTTGCCCTCTACTTGAATCTTGCCAGAGCTGCTAAAGAAGTACCTCACAGTTGCAAGTTCTGCCACCAGCTCCTCGTCTGCGGGGATACGGCAGTCACGCGCCTCGAACCACGCCTTTGCCTTGTACCAAAGCTCTGCCCGTAAGTTCCTGTAAGTCGTACCCATCGCGGGGGACTCTGAGACATTGATGCCACGCGCTGGAAGTCCGAGTTCTCGCAAGCGATCTACTACGCCAGCACCAAGACCAATCGAGTCGACCATGATCTCGTGTGGACGCTGACTAGGTGGCAGAGCTTCCCACTCTGCGACGACAGCGCCAGTCAATTGCATCAAGTCCAAGTTCTTCCAAGTCTTCGTGGGTTCGATGAGTGCGTTGCCTTGGCGCTTGCTGAGTGCAGACCTGTCGCCACCAAAGCGTGCGACATCCAAGCCCCAGATCAGCTTGGCGTGCTGGGATGTCTCGACATCGCGGTGCTTGGCGAGTTCCAAGAGTTCCATAGGGATGATGGTGTCGTCGTCTGCCCTTGGAAACTCGCCAAGGACGCGGATTCGGTAGGCGTTACTTTCCTCACCGTAGCGCGACTTCATCTCTTCGACATAGGCATCGCTGACCCTTGGAGAGTCAACGCAAGAGACTTTCATCGTCACCCAGTCGTTTGCAAGTCGATTCTGTGTGTCGTAAAAGAATCCGCTAGAGCGTACTGGGTTGCCCAGAAGTAGGGTGACGGCATTGTGTCCAGACATCGATCCAGCAGCAGCCTCGAAGACCTGTTCTGGGATACCAGACGCCTCGTCAGCCACCAGCATCACATTCTCTGAGTGGACACCTTGCAGGGCTTCGGGTTGCTCTGCCCTCGATGTCCTCGCGGACACGAAAGCCTCTGTCGCTGCCTCCTTGACTTCGATACGGTCCTGCTTGACTTCGAGCATCTCTCTAAGAGTCTCAGGCAGTTCTTTCACCCAGCGCTTTAGTTCCGCAAAGAGCGCGTCGTATAGCTGGCTGGATGTGGGGGCTGTTACCACCACCTTGACTGGGTATCTGAGAAGTAAGTACCAGATGATCGCCCAGCTCGCTGCTGTGGACTTGCCTACGCCATGACCTGACCTGACAGATATGCGTCGGTTGCCCTTTGCGATGTGCATTAGGAAGGTCTCTTGCCAAGTGTCGGGGTTGGCTTTTAAGACTTCCTTGACGAAGAGGACGGGGTTGTTCTTGTAGCGGATGGTGAACGCAACAAAGGGATTCTTGCTGAGTTCGTCATCCCTCTTGTCTTGGATACGGTCTATCTTTGCCACGACCTGTGGATGTAGTTTCTTTTTTTCTGGTGCAGTTGATTCTGTCGTCATGTCAGGATTGTGCCACCAAGATAAGTTGTTGGTGATCCCGTTCATTTTTGAGCGAATGCTCCGACGGAATAGCGGAGATAGAACAATATTCAAACACCAACACGGCTGGGGACTGGTTTCTCTTTATGTTCCACGCTGCAGTCGTGTACGCCAATCCCCATGCGTGTTGATACGCAAGTCAAGTATATGAGATTTTTTATTTTTTATTTTTTTAGTGGTGGCGTGGTGCTGTGTGGGTGGGGGTGTGGGGGGTGTGGGTTCGGTATCTGTCGGGGTGCAGTTTCAGCCCGCCCCGTCGCGCAGAGCGAAGGGGGGGGGTAAACCCGAATGAACTGGCAGATAACAGTCAGAAATGAATACTATCTGCTACACCTACTTAATACTATGTTCATTATGTAAAGTTATTTTGCTGTTATCCACAGGTTTGTAAGCATAAATGTGGATAACTTTGCCAGTTTCCACGCAACTGTGGATAACTAGGACAACTTCTCGCTGTGTTCTGTTGATATGTCCTCAACAACTTCAATGCGTCGCAATGCGTCAAGCCTCATGCCAGACAGGTTCACTTGGACGCTTGGCATCTTGTTTTGAGCGTATGCGGAAGGATTCCAGCGCTCTGCCACCCATTGACGCGTCTGGACGCGCAGACGCGCCTTGTTGACCTCCTCAATGTCGGTGTCATCTGCGATCTCGATCATCTGCCCTACGATATGATCCGCTGCTCGCGCACGCACGCGAGAGAGGAAGCCTTCCTGTTCTGGCGCATCCATCCATTCGGTGAGCGCCTTCTTGCTGACACCGAGCGCCACACATATCCGCGTCTCGCTCATCCCAGTCTCAAACATATTCGTGATCTGCTCAATCGGAAGAGTGTTTAGCAACGCGATGTCAGCAACCTTCTTTTTATTTCCAGCCATTTAAAAGCCCTCCAAGCCGTTTAAAGCAATTACCCACCACAAAGTATCAACAAGCATTTAAATCTCCTCCAAAGCCCGATTAGCCCTATTTTTGCCCATCTTGCTGGTGTCAAACACCTTCTGCAACGACGAAGCCTCCAATTCGTCTGACTTCATGTCGTCCAACCCCGTCGCACCACCCTCTGGAAATTCTTTAGCATCCTTGTCCAACCTGACCATTGCTGCACAAGGACTCAACGCCTTGATATTCATCGTGTCCTTGATGACTGGTGACTCCATGATCAACTCCAACTCTTCCATCGTCCAGATGTGTCTGTTCTGCACATCGGGTCTAAACTGCTGGTACAGCGTCGCGTCGTGATGATTCCCAACCACCACCATCACCGACCCGTCTTTCATCTCATGCTCGACTGCCGTGATCTCTGGCATCTCCGACACCCCATGCTCAACAGCCCAAGCCTCCAACGCACCGTAAGCCTTCACCATCCCACCGACAGCTCTGTCCAACTTCACCTCATCCCTTGACCTCGATGCATCGAACACTCTCTCAGCCTGTCGCCACACCTTGATCCGAAACTCTGAGTCCACCAACTCGATCAACCTGTTAATGCCCCATCTCTTTTCGTGCTCCCTCTTCACCACAGACAGCTCAACCAACCTAGAATTCATAAATACATCAAAAGCATTCATTGGGAATTCTGGCTGTTTTAGACCACCAAAAACTTTATTCAGACTCTTCTTGCTCATTTTTTCTCCAATCCTTAAATTCTAAAAACCGCGACATCCACTAAGGGGGACAGATGGTGTGTATACATACACACACCATCCATCTGTCCACCTTTTTGTGGTGGACAAATGCATTTTTCGTTGTCCCTACTTGTCCCCCCATTTGTCCCTGTCCCCCCCATCATTTCTTCACCAAAGCGACGACAGAATTGACCTGTTTTGCGTCCTCTTTTTCCTCAAACACAGCCCAGCACATATCATCATAAATAGTTACTTTTTCCATTTCTACCAAGTCCAACTTGACCCGTTGCCAAGCCTTTTTTAGCGTCTCTGGAGACACATCGCTTCCGATTCGAGCCTTAAATTCAGACCTCCATTGCTCAATCTTTATGCACTTATTGCGCATCCCATTGATGGTTTGCATCTCGCCAAACTTCGCTATTGCTTCATGGAGCGAGTTCAAAGCGAGCTTTTGGTTCGTACCTTTGCCCTTCTTTTCTGGCGGTTTTGCCGACTTTCTTTCTGTGTCCATCTCGTCGTCGTGCTCCACCACAAGGCTAGAAGTTCCCTCAAAGTCAATAATTCCTGTCGATCCTGTGGTGACCTCCACCATCTTGAACCCGATGCGCTGCCCGTCTTCCCCGTCCTTTTGTTTAGAGATGTGCAAGATTCCCTTTGGCGGTTGAGCGCCTTCTATGCGGATGATCTCGAGTTCTGTGTCTACTGCTCCTAAGAGACTGCTGTGTCCCCTGAGTCCCTTCGTCGCGTCCTTACCAGCGTGGTGGACGACTAGCAGACCGCATTCGTAGCGTCCCTGTATAGCGCCAGCAGCCGTAATGAATGCACCCATGTCCTCGCTTGCGTTCTCATTACCACCGCCAAACGCTCTAGCCAAGGTGTCAATGATGATCAGCTCGAAGTTGATGTCGTGTATCGCCTTCAAGTCGTCTATTGCGTCCACCAAGGACTGAAGGTCTGTCTTACTTGATCTCAGGTTTACTTGTCGTCTTAGGAAGTAAACAGGCGCTCCAACTGGTGTCTCGTGGTGCGTCTTTAAAGCCTTGATCCTTGACCCGATACCGCCATGACCCTCACCTGCGATGTATAGGACTGCACCTCGTCTAGTGATTTCATTGCCAAGGAAAGCCCGTCCAGTCGCAATGCACTCCGCTATATCCAGAGCAATAAAAGACTTGAAACTGGCTGGAGGTGCGTATAAAGCCACAAAGGACTTCTGCGGAATAACGCCATTGATCAACCACTCGACAGGTTCGTCCTCAATGTCGTCCCACGCCTCGAGCTTGAATCCTTCTCTTACCTGAGTGACTTCTGGCAGCTCCAAGTCTTGCATTTCTTGCGTCTCAGCAACGCCAATCAATCTTGCAGGAGTCGTTACATCCAGTTCAGATGCTATTGCTTGCGTGGCTTTTGTCAGGTCAACCAGCCTATCCTTGTCACCGCCATACTTGTAGACGAACTCGTATGCGTCTTCCTTCACCTCGTCGAGCTGGAGGTCAACCACTCGGATCGACTTCGTTACCGCCTTGAGAGCTGCAACTGCCTTCCTTGCGTACTCCCAGCCCACCGTGTCGTTGTCAGGCACTATCGCAATTGTGAGTCCCACCAGATGCTTGACCACATCTTCTGGGAAGTTGCTTGCACCGTTGTGTGTACAGGTTGCCACCACCCCGATAGTCTTCAAAGCGTCTGCTGCCTTCTCGCCTTCGCACAAGAAGACTGTTCTGCCAGTCTTTCTTGCAAAGTCCACTTCTGGAAGGTTGTACGGGACTATGTTTGCACCTGTCATTGATGCGTGCCGTCTGCCGTTCTCATCCACTCTGAACTGCTTGTATGTCTTTCCCTTTGCGTCGAAGGTTTTGTATCTCTGCTTGATGTGCTGAACCACACCATCCTCGTCGGTGTAGTGCCACTCTTGCTCAAGCACAGGTTCTTGCTTTTGTATTGGCTTGAGTTGCGTTAAGAAGTCTGTGGGATTGGGGAGGTCTGGCAGCAACCCGTAGTCCTTGACTGCTTGGAATACAGACTCCTGAGAGCATCCGCTAAAGCATTTGAAGAGTGGCTTGCCTTCGTCTGTCTCGCTGACGCAAAGACTTGGATTCCTGTCCCCGTTACCCTGCCCGTGACTGCTGACAGGACAGCTCGCCATCCATTGACCGTTCACCTTCTTTGCGTTGCCAAGCGCTTGCGCTATTTGTTCGGCTTGCATTCTTGTCCTTCTTATTCAAGTATTAGAGATTGTTGTGCGAGCCGTTTCTTTTGGAGTGGCGCGTATTCTGGATTGAGTTCGCACCCAAGATATTGACGACCAAGGCTTTGTGCGACCTGTGCCGTCGTGCCACTTCCAATGAATGGATCGAGCACTACACCGCCAACTGGAGCGCCAGCAAGAATACACGGTTCAATTAAGTCGGTAGGAAATAC